ACAGTTGCAACAATTGTGCCATCTGTTTTGTTAATTGTGTATGACATATATTATATTTACCGCTTCCTATACATCAACAAAGTTTGTTAAACTCTGTATCCTAATTGTGTAATCTATTTGTATTAATCTATTCAACGATTTTTGCACAGGATGAAAAATTACGTGTGTCAAAAGGTTACCTGTGCCTGCTGTGCCTTCCCATGAAAACAAGCCAATTTCGTCAAACACAAATGTGTCATTAACTGTGGTTGTGTTGTCAAACGCTTGTTGTCCTGCGGGTTCCCCAAAATCCAAAAGACATGACACAATACAATCAGTGTATGTTGTGCCATCAACATGTGCTATTGTAATTTTGTTTCTTGTAGTATCTGTGTTCAGTGATGACTGGTCATTTACGCTTTTATAATAAGTTTTGTTGTAAAGATTTGCATTTGCACCTGTGGAATTGGGAGTCAAATATGTAATAATTCCTGTGTTGTCTACAGATGTGCCGCCATTACCAAAATGCATCTCTTCAATAAATCCAGTGGATCTATTTGCAATAGAGTTAGCAAGTGCTAATGAAAAATTTTCATAATGTATGGCATTCTTTTTGTCTACATACACATCACCTGATTTGGGATCAAATATTTTGATGTATCCTTGTATATCAATGCCTTGTTTTTCATCAGGCTTCACATTTGTTTGTGTTTGACTTTGCTTGGATTCGTCCATATCAACTATTTAGTAGGCAGAATTATATGTGCAGTTTTTTGTTAGATATAAATAATTGCACATGGCAACACAAGTACAATTTAGACGAGGAACAACTTCCGAACATTCATCATTTACAGGAGCAGTTGGAGAAGTAACTGTTGACACAACGCTTGACACAATAAGAGTGCATGATGGATCTACAGCTGGTGGGGCTAGAATAGCAAAATTTTCAGAAGTGGGTGTAAAAGTTGTAGGTGATGACAGTGCTACACTTACTATATCACCAGATGACACTTTGAGAATTGTCGGTGGTGATGGCATCACTACTTCAACAGATTCAGCAGGCACACTGTCCATTGCCGCAAGTGCAGACCTAATTGTCAATTCCTTAGAATCATCCGATTCTGTTACTATTACTGTCAAGGATAATCTAGCAATACAAGGCAAATTGATTGCAGAAGATTCATCTGTTTTAAATATCGATGGCGGCATATCAGTAACAGGAGCAAGCGAATTCTCTGGAGCAATAACTTCTGGTGGTATTGTTACTGGCACAGGATTCACAGCTGGAAATGCTGTATTGGCAGAAGCAGAACTTGAACTATTAGATGGACTAACAGCTGGCACAGTGGCAGCCTCAAAAGTTGTAACAGCTGATGCCAACAAAGATGCTGGTGATTTTAGAAATGTTACACTATCAGGCACACTTCACACAACCACACTTGATGTAAGAGAGATTTTATCTACAGACAGTACATTTATTACAGTCAATGAAGGCCTTGAAGTATTAGGTTCAATACAGTGTAATGAAATAACATCCAGTGATTCAACAGAGGTTACAATCAATAATTTGAGAACTCAAGTAATAACTGCCAATGATTCAACTGAAATATTGGTCAATGATGCTATGAGAGTCAGTGGACTTATTACAGGAACTGCAACACAGGCACAATATGCTGACTTGGCAGAAAGATATAAAGCCGATGCTGTTTATGATGAAGGTCATGTAATGATCATTGGTGGCACGCATGAGATTACAGAATCCAATCAAGAAAATGATACCAAAGTTGCAGGAGTCATCAGTGAACAATGGGCGTACCTAATGAACCACGATGAGGACGGACCTGCAGTGGCACTAAAAGGTAAAGTGCAATGCAAAGTTGTTGGATCAGTAAACAAAGGTGATGCATTAGTAACATCATCCACATCAGGTCATGCAGTTGCGTCAAGCAATCCAAATCCATTGTGTGTGATAGGTAGAGCATTAGTAGATGATGCTGAAACACATCCAAGAAAAATTTTAATAAAAATTTAAATCAAACTTAGATCTGCAGGCTTATCTTGCAGGAATGCTATATTAACATTTTGAGACTGTTGTAGGCCAAGTCCATCTGCGGCACTTGAAGAACCTTGGTTGTACCACACAGAACCTGTTTTCCTTACCACACGTATTAAAACTCCTGACGCTGGTGCTGTATCTAAAATAATTGCAGTGGTCGAATCAGAGCCGATGCTGTACAAATTTGTAACTTCGCCTCCTATCAATACAGTAAGTTCATTTTTGCTGATAGGAAGATATGAAAGAGCAAATGATACTGTGCTTCCGTCACTTGTGAAACTTGTGGTGCTTTCTGTGTCTGTGTATGGCATGTTTTGAACAGCACTTGCATCTACAACCTTTGCATTTTTGCTGTGTGCCTGCACACCAGTTCCCAGTGTACCTCTAAACAATCTTTTCAATGTGTTGCCATCTTTGTCAAAATATGCAATACGCTCTGTTCCTATGAATATTATTCCTGGAGTGTTTGTTGAGAGTTGTGGGTCTCCTAGTTTAGATGCGTCTGATACATTTATTTCTGTTGCATCTATTGGAACACCTGCAGTTAAAAATGTAGAATGTGCCACACTTATACGTTTATAGTGATATCTATTGATTATATCTTTGAATATCCTGTATGCTATAGCAGGTTTACTTACAGCTCCACCCACATATGTAATTAATATTACATCACTGTCTGTTAAGTTTCTTAGTGGTATTACCACTTCATCGTCTTCAAGTCTATAATCGTGGTTTGCTGTTAAATTTATTTTGTTAACAGCTACAAAAACATAACTTGAATGCAATGGAGTTTGACTCAGCCTATATCTTTTAGCCACAATGTTAGGGACTAAAACAGTTGTCAACACAGAACCAAAATCTTCTGAAGCTGTTGTCAAGACGCCAAGGTCCCCCAGGTCTCTGGATGCAGTGACGTTGTCAACAACTGATGTGGAAAATGTATTCTCTGTGATCAGGCCTAGATTAGATTCAATAACATCACTGTCTATAATTGTACCTCTGTCTTGTGCTGTGCCGGTCACAGAATCACCAGTGGCAGACACATCACCAAAGTCCTCTTCAAAAATATTTAAAGTAACTCCTAAGGTGCCTCTGTCTTGGATTTGTATGTTAAGTGATCCATCCGATCCTTTAAACACTTCAGTGCGAAGTTTTTGTGTGTCATGATTTGAGAATGTTGTTACAACTATACTTTCTGCATCTATTGTTGAGTCAACACCGTTCCATCCAGACTGTAAAATTAGTTTGCCGGATCCATCCAATTCATAGTCGTGTCCGAACTTGAACACCACAGCAATTACATCTCCGTCAGCTGGAGCATTTGTAATTGTAACAGTTCTTTTGCCACCTAATGTAGTACTCATAAAAAATTGTGTAGCACCAGTTAGTGCTATGCCATTTTTCCACACTTCAGTGTTTGTGATATCTGCAGATGTTCCTGGTTGAGGTTCATCTGGCACTAGGAAATCGGTTGTGGAACCATCTCCTTCATAATAAGCCACCTGTGGCGGTTGTAGTCTGTATCGATTGCTGCCATCTGATCCACTAACTCCTTCAACAATTACTTTTTGGTGATATGGCCCAGTAACGGATGCTATAGGATCAATTTGTATTTGGAATTCTGTGGAGTCAGTTTGTATACCACTGTATGTTGTGGATATTACTTCACTAAACGCTTTGGTACCAGCTGGAAGATCAAAAAGGTACACCTGCACTTGATCACCTATTGATGGTGCTGTTGTAAATTTGACATCAGTAGTGACTGCATCACTGTTTAATTGCAAACTTACAGTTTGCCTTACACCATTCACTAGTACATAACTTTGTGTGACAATGTCAAAGTTTATCCCAGTGGCGAATGTGTTTGCAGAATCCTGTGCTATAAATTCAAAACTGCCTAGCAAGTTGTCGGTTGCAACTCTGATTGCAGTGATAGACACTATGTCATTTATAGATGGAGCAGTGGTAAACGTTATTTTCCTATTTGCATAATCCAAACTGTATTCTGTGTCTCTTCTTTGGAACACGTTGTTTTTAAACACTCTTAATCCATCTACAGATCCTAGCTCAGGAGTTGTAAACACAGTTGTGGATCCATCTCCATAAAAATTTTTCCTACTGATATCAGATGCACCATCAGTTTGTTTTGCAAAAACTTTGAGATCCATTGTGTCAAATGAACCACCTGGCAGGACTTCCTCAGGAGCGTGAGCAGAATATTCTGAAATGAATGCATCGCCTGACACATTTATGTCTTCTGCACGTCTTCCTAATTCAGTGGTGAAAGTTTTTGAGTCTAATATTTGATCTAAATTTTCTGGATCACTATCCTCAGTAACAATAACGTTTGTATCGTATTCTACCAAGTCATATCCAGTAAGATCAAATCCAGTTGAAGATGCAAATGAAAGTCCTGATATTTTTACTCCAGGATATTCAATGCCAGTCATTAATTGACTATATGCATTTAAAGTGGTTGATCCATCACCGATAAGACCTGTCATGCCAGCTGTAGGAGAATAGTAACTGTAGATCCTATCAGTGGCAGTCCATCTCTTGATAGGCGCACTGCTTGTTACTGATGAAGAATCATTTAAAACAACATTATTTTCAAATGTTTGTCCACTTGTAAAATCACTAACCACATTGTATATTTCATTGAGATGCCTAATATTTGCACCAGCACTATATGATGTAAACGCTGTCCAATCTGCTATGGTGCTATTTGATATTTCTTTCAGGCTATTGACCCTATCAAATTTTATCATGCTGTCAATCGATCTTACTTTGTTGTTTTTAAGTTCGGCATGTGCAAGTGCTGTTGTAGTAACTGCCGACCCACCGCCACCTTCCAGTGTTACTGTTGGAGTGGTGAAATATCCTGAACCAGCATTAGTTAATGTGATGCTTGTAACTTTGCCATCACCTATGACTGCTGTCGCAGTTGCTCCAGAGCCGCCGCCTCCTGTAATTAACACACGTGGAGTAGTAGTATATCCACTGCCAGTGTTATCAACTACAATCGATCCAATGCTGAACTTAAAGTTTTCCGCATATTGTTTCCATGGATTGCTGTCATAAACATCTGGAAAAGTGCTGTCATCTTGTCTGAGTGTTGGAGTTATGTATTCATTGATTGTTTTATCAAAATATGTTTTATTGTCAAAGTCAGTAATGTCTCCCTCAAAAATATCTTCATTATTGTATACAGTTACATCTTCTCTTACATTTGTTTTGAAAGGCAACACTTCATCTAAAAATTTTTGCACTGCATCGGAAGAATCAATTTGAAATTCACGAAGTTGTTCAAGATTTGAATATGTATTTATTAATTTAACAAACGAGGTTTTGAATACCCAATCTATGTCTTTCTGCTCTTGCTGTGCAATACGGACTCCTAAGAAAAATAATTTGTTAAACAACAGTGCATCTTCATCAGTTGCAAGTGCTTTGATTCCTTCAAGTATGTTTCTTAGTTCTGTTACAGCCTCTGCGTCATACAAGGAGGTGCCATATGCATCAGCGCCGAAACCAACTTGATTGTTAACATAATCATACAATTTTGTGGATAATTTTATTGTTCCATCCTCTATTCCTATTACGTCCCAATTGGAAGATGTTTTTATGTATATTCTAAATTCGCCATCATACGATGCTTTAACTTTTACAATTTCACCTACATTATAGGTGCCATTCAACCTTGTGCGTTCATTATCTAACACGTGATTTGCTACGGTGTCAGCACTGTAACCATCTGCATACCAATCACTGTAGTCCCAGTAATCAGTGGTATCGTATGTTTGTTGTGATGTGCGTGAAAATTCTGTGCCACTCCATTCATTGACGGACCATCCTCCAGCAACATTTGTATCAGCCAACACTAATATTTTATAGCCAGCATCAAATTCTGTAGTGTTTACATATGTAAGATCCGTATCAGTGTCTACTGCTCTGTCGTATTCTCCCAAAGTCAAACTAGGCAATGGAGTTTTTTCTAAAAACTTTGTTAGATCCTTTGTTGTAGCAAATGGTTTTTTGGATAATTCGTCATTAACAAATTGAACAATAATTTTCAAAGCTCCCACTCTATCTTTATACCAACTCTGTCTTGGCCTATTAAGTGAACCATATCTCAGTCCTTCAGGTTGACTGACATCAGGCACGGATCTACCGTTATAGTCAAAACCTATCAAGCTATCAAAAAATTTATCACTGAGCTGTTTGGGGATTTCCGAGTTGGTGTCATCTTTTGAAATTAACACATGTTCGGTGTGTTTTTCTAATTGTTCGTTGACTGTGGTGTTTTCAAACCTAAATGCTATCCTGTCTTGTTCAAGTTGCGTTCTATCCAAATTTAATAACACTGCCCTATCACCAATTACAGCGCCAAAATTATTTGTAAACAAAGATGGATTTTGTATGGCATTGGCAATTTCCAATCCAGACACTGTGTTACTGCCGTCCACTGTTGTTCTATTAGCAACCCAATAATAATATTTGTTTACAAATGTTGATCGATTGCCATCAAATACACGTTTTGTTACAAAGTTTGTTCTTGCTGTTCCTGATATGTTTTGGCTTTCACCTTCGTTTGTGCCAGATAAAGCATTATACTGCGTAGGTGTAATGTCACTTTCAATCCATACGTTTGCTTCAACTATACTGCTTGGATGTAACTTGCCCCAGTTACTTAGTTTTTCATCTAATGATCCTTGTTCATACCAAAAATATTTAAACTGTGATATATCTAACCAAAATTCGTCATTATGATCATCGTCCCAAGAGTAATAATTTGCTGGATCGAAAGCAGTGACATAATTTAGGTTTTTTTGTATTTCTCCAAATAATTTGCCTTTTGCAGGATCAATTAACTCAATATTACTAATTGTTTGCCCTGTATCTTTATTATACAAGAAACTATTGTTAACATTTTTTATTCTAACAACATCTGGTTGCGTGTATGCTGTTTTCCATCCTAGGTCTGAAGTTGGTTTTTCAAATAGGAATAATCTTCCACTGTTTGTTAAAGTTGTGTTTAATTTCGGAGCGCCAATGTAAGCTGTGAGTTGCGATAATGCTAGTGCACCACCATAGTTTGCATTTTCCTGTAATGTGACACTAGTTGGTAAGTTTTGTACATACTTGAATTCAGTATCTAGTTTGTTGTAAACAAAAACTTGTCCACTGTCACTCTGTGGCGCTACAAATTTTGTTGTGTTTTTATCAAAAGTTGTTTCAACTAACACAGTGGACCCATCTGCCGATAAGCTATCAAATGTTGTTATCAATTGTGCATCACCCAGCTTACTTTGAATTAATAATGCATTGTTTCTAATTGCTAAATTGTTTCCGAAATGTGCATTTGTCTCTGGCTTGACTGAAGTAATAGTGTCTTGTATGACATACTGTTGTATTGTAATACTAGATCCTGATGCAGGAGCCACACCAAAAGTTATTATGTTGCTGGTGCCATCTGTAGTAAAATTAGGGGTTGTGCTACTGTCACCATTTACTAAATGATAATCTGTGTTGTCAACAAACACACCCACATGATAGGAATGATCAATATCGAATCCTGCAGTAAATTCAGTGGTGCTTCCATCTGCAACATGAGTTGAACTTTTTGCAATGTAATGGTAAACTGCACCTTGGTCTCCAAGTGTGCCTGTATATCTTGGCGCACCTATCATCAAGTCTGTGCCATTTTCACTTATTGCAAGTCCTGTGCCAAAACGCACATCATCTATTAAATTTGGGGTAATTTTTTCATGTTCATAAAATGTATCATTTTTAAGTCTGTACACATACACTGTGCCAGCATTGGCTGTTGTGCTGTCATTATCATAATCAGGAGCAGATATCACCAAAGTATTGCCATCTTCCGCAAATTGTACATTGGCTCCAAATCTTGAATCGATTTGACTTGTTGCATCTGATATCAATGTTTGGTGAAGATCATATCTTGCTGAAGATCCATCTTTAGCGTACTTGAATATAAACACTGCGCCACGATCGTTTGTAACTGAATCATCAGGTGATCCTGGTGCGCCTACAGCCAAATATGTGCCATCTCCAGACACACTAACTGATTTTCCAAACTCGCCGCCCGCCTCAACTTCTGGTGGAACAATTGACTGGTTAATGCCATAACTTGATCTAGCATCTCTATTGATCCAATGCACAGCGCCAGTTGAAAGGTTGTCTGAGCCTTGAACTTTTGTAACAGTTATAGTCGATGATGAATCACCTATATCTAATGGCTCTGCAATAAAGTCTGTGTTGCCTGTGTTTTTTACCCAAATTACATCAGTATCCCAATCAACATCTATAATGGTGCCAGTGGCTCCAGTTTCCGAACCTATAACAGTTGTGCCACGAGTGTATACTCTTGCTGTTGCAGTCAAAGTTAATTTTACAATGTCTCCAGTACTAGGCGATCCAGCAAATATTCTGGAGCCATCTTTGGTAATGGTTAAACTTTCACCAAACCTGTCTCCTCCTGCTGAGTTGCCAATGTCTAATGCAATTTCATTTCTAAGTGTGAAATTTTCATCCGTGGTATTTCTTAGATATGCAAATACTTTGTTTGCCCCTGGCGCACCAACCGCCAAATATAGATTGTCAGTGTCGACTGCAACTGACGTTGCTATTTCTCCATCTGCCTCTCTTTCATCAGCAAAAGTTTGTTCTCCAATGGAATAATCTGTATTAGCAGATTTTTGATACACTTTCCATAAACCGTTGTCAGGATATTGTTTTGTGTAATTGTTATCCACATACACATAATCCCCCAGTGCAAATCCTTTTGTAGGAGTAATTGTTTCAAGATCATCAATGTCGTTGATTCTTATACTGTTTAGTTTAGATACAACTCCTATGGCATTTGTGCTATCAAAGGTACCGCTGTAGTCAACACTGAAAGTGGTCAGATCATCTGTGCTGTCAGTAAGTTTTACTTGATATATGCCATCAATAGAATCATTAGTATCTGTAATCACAACATAATCATCAGTGTTTAATCCGTGAGGAGTGTTGGTTGATATTTGCAATGTGTTATCAAAGGATTTGTAAATATTGGAGTTTATATTCAATGAATTTACACGCCTAATGTCCCAATCACCACTTAGTGTATTTGCTATCCATATGGTGTCTCCTTCTTTTAGATCTGTTGCATCAACTAAAAGTAATTCACTTTCGTTGAATACTGTTTTTGTGGCCTGAGCAGGTAAAACATATCCAGCAACTGGAAATTTAAAAATTGCTTGTGTAGTGTTTTGATGATTATCATAGTCATACATGATAAAAGGCGCACCACTAAATGCATAAGGCTTTATAAAAAGATCATTTGCACGTTCATTCAAGTTTAGTACAGTTTCAGTATCATCTTTGTTTGATTCTTGAATATTGTACACCAACCTATTTTTCCTGTGCTTGGATTCATCAACTGTAAAAGCAAATTCTTGTTGTGTTCTGTGTCCACCAAATTCGCCTACCCTAAACGCATAATCTTCAAACAAATTGTATGATACAGTTTGCCCGGTTTGCGGTTGTGTCTTAAATTTTTGTATTGGTGATATGGTGCCTTTTTCTTTTAACATTCCTTGATAGAATTTAAACTGTGTAAGTTCTTCTAGACCAAGGTCGTTAAAATAATCTCTCTGTTGATATGCTATAAGATGCTGGGCATATCTCTGCTGTTCTGCATCAAAGTTATCAGAATCTAAAGAATAAAAATCACGGAATGCTTCAGCTTTTGCGTCCCAGTTGGGCAACATTTGTTGTTTAGGCAATTCATCTTTTACTGACCAATTGGTCCCTACAAAATTTTCTCCACTGGTATGATTACTAATTGCAGTGTAATTTTTTCCTTGATGCACAACATTCTCACCAATTCTATAATCCTTATATTGTTGCCAGTCACTTATTTTTGCTTGATCTAAAATATAACCAGGAGCATACAAATCACCATTCCAATTTGCTGTTCTGAAACCAACTAGTTTTACTCTATCCTGTCTATTTCCCAAGGAAGGATCAAATATGACATCACTAAACTGTGAAGCATTATCCAGTAAAATTAAATGTTCTTTTTGTATTGCTCTTATATCTGCATTATATACTCCGTCCTCTGTAGGATTTACACTTATTACAAATTCACCATCTTGCCTTTTGGTGGCTAAATTATATGGACTTATCGGTAAACCATCCTGTTGTAAAACTGTATAAAATTGATCAGTATCTGTGAGATCGTCTCCAATTGTGTTTTCTCTTTTGAATTTTAAAGATTCAGCTGCTGGCGATAAAGTAATCACTGCATCGTTGCTCCAATTTTGTGTTGTCCAAAATAAAAATTCTTTAACACTTAGTTCCCAGTTTGCAGGCTGACTTAGTTCTTTTACAAAATTATCAAATACAAATCCTTGATCTTTTAGATATTCATTGTATCCGAAAAGGAAGTCAGCAACTTCCTGTGTGTTTTTAAATTCTGTGCCATATGGTATAGTGGTTGCAACTGTGTCATAGTTTTTGTATTTTCTCACCGCTACTCCACCTTTTAGTGGAAGGGCCGCTCCTATTTCGCTCCAATTTGATTCATCAAAACTTTGTCCTGAACTTACGCTTTGTAAGGCACGATAAAATATTCCACCATTTTTTACAATTATGCCTTGATTGTAAAATCCACCTGGCTGCCATTGTGAAAAAGATTCAGTGGTTGCTCCCACTCTAACAAGATTAAAGTCATTGAATTTTTTTGGGGCAAAATAGTTAAATGTTCTTGTATAATTAGAATATCCTGATACTTTGAATCCATTTGCAGTCTTTTGTACAATAACACCACTGTAGTTTGCACTAACAATAGGTGCACTTTTGTATAACAATATATCAAAATTTTCTTGTGGTAAAAACACGCCTTGTGATGTGCTTTGAGGTGACACACTACCAACTGATATTTGTATGTTGTCCTTGTTTGTGAAGCCTCCTAGCTTGTAGGATAATTGTACAGATATGTTGTCTAATCTATTCGCAACATATGTTGAAGGTATATATCCAAGATGCTTGATATAATCAAACAGCACATTAATATACCCTACAGTTGATACAGTAGATGAAGGCAAGAAATAATCATTTACTGGTTGTCTATAAAGACCATTATATACATATTGGCCTAATGTGTTTTTGTTGATCCTGCTAACATCAAAAAGTATACCAGCATATTTTCCAGGCTTTGCTAAAAATTTTGCAACTTGTTCAGCAAATCGATAACTTGACGATCTTATCCATGCTGTTTCTGGCGGGCCATAATCGCCATACTCCCAATTGGCTTGTTGGTTCCTTTGAAGTATGGTTGATGCACCCAATATACCTGCGTTGCCAGGAGTGGCAAGTTTTCCTGCTTCGGTGACTGGAATGCTGTCATATATCGATGATCCACGAGCATATCTTGTGTAATGTCCTTTTCTCGATCCTTCTGCTATATTTCCAATGGCAACATCATTCCACAGTAACAAGTTACCACTTGTATATGGTGCTTGGCCATAGCGTGTATCCCACCAATCTGGTTTCACAGAGAAGCCAAACATTTCCCAAGGAGTCAAATGTGGAGTGTCTGTATCATACCATTGTTTGTATATTGCACGCCAATGCCCAGGTAGTCTAGTTTGATCTACTGCGTTTGTATACGATGAATAGTTCCAAGTGAAGTCATTAGCTGCGTCATATGTGTCATTGGTAGTATAATCAATTGCATTTGTTCCGGACCAGGAAAAAAAGTCTCTTGCCAAAAGATCATTTACTTCTTTGCTAGTATACTCATTGTCCCTATAAAAACCATAATCTATATTGATTGCGTCTGGATCAAAACTTACTTTTATGTTATTGTATATCCTTTTTTCGAATTCTAATAAAATGTCATCCCTATAATCTCCATATGCTATTGTTATGGATCCATCATGTCCTTTAATCACATCCAGTCCTAGTCCATCATCGGTCTGATATGTGTCATCTTTAAATTTGCTTGGTTCAAAGGCCGGAGCCAGTCCAAGTTTGGCAGGAGTGTCAGGCACAAAACTACTATTGGTTGCATCGTATTCAACAATTTTTATAACATCATTTGTAGACAAATTAGTTTTTATTTCTACGCCATGCTGATTGGATGAATCAGTGATGTCAGTGAATTCATAATCACTGCCGTGTATAAGTTGAATTTTGTTTAGATACACATACACTGCCCGCTTTGACAATGTGTTTAAATTATGTTTTTGACTTATTGGATAGTTTACAATTTGTGAATCAACAACTGTGTAAGAATTAACTGTTTTGTCATTGCTGTATCCAATCATGTCTGTGTTTGCAAAAGCCATTGAGTCATTTTTATTTGCATTTATTAAAGCAATTAATTCGTCTAAATTAGCATCAATATCTGCGTCTAAAGATATTGTTTTACTTCTTTCAATTAAACTTTGTTTGTATTTTTCATATTCTCTTGCACTGTACCGCATGGCTTTAGCTAGATTAAGAACATCATCTTTAAGTAAAATGTGTGCCAGTACGTCCGATCCTGAATGTTGCATAATCAAAGAACCATATGCAAACATGTCAGACAAATCTCTTGAATTATTTGGACCAATTGATGTGCCAGTGAAGCTACTATTTTCATACGTGCCTAATCTGTAATGCTTAATAATATCTCCCAAAGTAAATTTTTCAAAATTATTATTTTTGGAGTTTCTTTGTAGAGATAATGGCACTTCAAAAAATCCTTTTCCAGATGGAGCACCAGTCTTACTATGACACTTGACCGTGATAATATTTCCTGGGTCAATAACTTCATCAGTCTTGACGTACAATCGATTGTTGACTGTCTCGGTAGTGTATGCCGTAATAACATCTCCATTAAGTATAACCTGCACTATAAGATCACTTAGATTTGAAGCATCATTATAATGATCTATTTCAAAAAATTGTTCTTTAATATTTGATTCATAAGTTCTTATAATTTTTTGACTATCAACAACTTTATGTTTTTGCCAGTTGTTTAATTTAATTAGATTTGTCGAGCCTTTTGTGTATTTGTGTAGATGATATTGTCTAATTGGTTTTTCAATGATTACTCCTTCTTCAACATATTGAAATTTGGATGAATTAAAAGTATCATTAATTCTTATATCATTTATTAGTCCAAGTCTTTCATAAATTACGTTTGTACCATACACAGTGTCAGGTGTGCCTTGTGTTGTGTCTGTTGCCACCTCAAATAATGTTGATCCTACAAAATTACTTGACACATAAGTTGTTAAGTTACCGAGGGATACATGATCATCATCAAAGACATCAAAAAGTGGCTTTTGATTGATTTCTGTTTTTTGTTGTGACTTGATCCAAACATTGTCCTCTACATGATAGACTACGCCTTTATTGTTGCCTCGTCTGGCTGTGACACTTAGCATTTCGGATGCTAAAAAAGATTCATTTAACACTAATTGTAATACTGTACCAGAGTCCAATTCATTAGATACCTGGACAAAATCAACTTGGAATATTCTACTTTGTTGGTTGGGATCAGCAGTAAAAATTACTAGATCGCCTTTTCTTAACGCTGTGCCATCTGCAAAATAACCTTCTTCACCTTGCACTTTGGACAATGCATCTGTTGTTTCGGTGTCAATGACATCTATTAGTCTACCTGTGTTGCCATGATTAAAGAGTTCAAGATTTGGTATAAATTCAATTATAGGACGTTTAGCCCTGATGCCTTCAGTAACTTTGATGCTTATGTTTAATTTTTTTTCTGTGGCTTTAATTGCATCAATGTGTACCCACCTGTTTGCTCTTGACCAAGCATTTAGATCTTGTGATGCCCGATTAATGGTCCAATAATCCAAAGTTGTGCTTTGACTAGTTGTGTTGTCAAATCCAACAGTATCAAATCCTTCTGTGCCATTAGCATCAAATATTTGGCCTGTCTCTGTACCATATGATTCCACCACTTCATGTTGTGATATGTCTGTTAAAGTGATACTGTCTCCTACTCCATCTACAAAATATTTTTTGTTAAGATATGTGGATGTTGATCCTGACGTAATTTGTACATTTACAGTGTCAGTTAGCTCGAATCCTGTGGCGTCTGTGAAACTTTTACAACCTTCAATGGCTTCTCCAGGGTCAAAACTTTCTAGTTCAAGGTCTTTTATTATTATTCTACCCTTCATAGCAATGTGGTTACCACATTGATAGAATAAAACATTATCAACATTAGATGAGGAATCATTAGCGGGCACTTTCAATGTGACTGTCCCTTCTGCAACGCCATTGTTTTCTACATATGTTGATTCAAATTGATCACCACTGCCTGTGCCATATTGAGTTTTGATATAAAATGGATGTCCAGGAGCATTGATATCAAACTTGTATGTGCTTCCCCTGTACACAATTATGTCGGGATTATCCTGATTTACTTTATTTGAAAACACGTAGGCACCCTGTGCATTGTTGGTAACACCTATAGTTGAGGTAGTTCCAGATCCAAGCACCAAGGTGATAGGAGTAAGATTGTTTGATATCCAATAGTACTGTCTGTAGTTCACAAACTTGTCATGGTCAATTGGTGGTGCATATGCATATGATTCTTGTTCCCAAAGTCTATCATGTTTGAGTGAAGATCCGCCCTGTGCCGCAACTTCATTTACAGCGTCGATGTATTGTGATGCAAAATCAACTGTTTTTCCATCCGATTTGTATGCCACAGTCGGTTCAAGTTGATAACTTTGTCTTTGATCTGTTGACTCATCAACATATACATCAGAAGTTTTGTAAGAAGGACGATACTTTTGTCCTACGTATGCACTAAGTCTTTCAAGCACACTTGGTTCGATAAGCTGATCTAATGTAGAGTTGATAAACCTTTTATTTTTTTCTGTTTGGAAAATTTCAGGTAATAATTTTGAACTTGATCTAGTTGACTTACTCATTAATAATAGCCTCCACTAGATGACGTCGATGTTGTTGTGGTCGTTGTGCCAGTGCTGGTTGAAGTACTGGTTGATGTCGAAGCCGTGCTAGTGGTTGCTACTGTGCCAGCGGTGGTTGTTGAGGCCACATCAGCACTTGTAACCACTGTACCAGTTGCTTTTAATTTTTCTGCACTTAGAGAGTTAATTACTTCAACGTTATCCACTGTTGCTGATGATATAAAGATTTCATTGTCTTCTGCAAATACTTGGAACAATGATCCAAAACCAGAGGCGGTCTGAGCAGGTACGATCACAACACTTAGTAGGTCAGGCGCTAGTTGGTTGTGTATGTACGCCGCTAATTCTGTAAAGTAAAACGTATCGCCAAAGTCCCAAAAGTCAATCCTAAAATAATCATTTATTGCCGCAATTACATTAGATTTAATTTGATTATCACTGACTGTGGTTAATGGATTTTTGACCACCTTAAACTGTGCCTGTAAATTTGCGTTTGCCCCAGGACCAAAAAGTAATGAATACTGTCCAGGATTGAATATTATCTCATCGCTTACTGACTTCAATCCATCTAAAGTTGCAAGATACTGATCTTCTAATGAAAATATTGTTGGAGCATCAGGCTTGGTCGTAGATTGGTTGTTTCTCAACCATGTGCGTAATGATTCGTCGTATGATTTTGTAATAACATATAAGTCAATAATATTTGATACACTAGGATCTATTCTTCGATTCCTATTTGCACCGTGACTATAATTGTATATTAGATCTTGCCTACCTAATTTTGCTTTGTATTGTGTTGGTGTTGATGTTGTGTCGGTGGTGCTATCATATTGGGTAAAAGTATCTGTAGAGTGAAAATAAAATAATTGGTTGTCTGGATATACAGAAAAATCTGTAATATCCGTAGAAAGACTTGTAACATAAAAATTTGTTTGACTTATAACATTTTCTTGATCAAAGCCATTTACTGTCACAGTCTCAAAGAATACGTATTTGTCTTTTACATCTGTAGTTGGTGAAACTATCGTTGTAAAAAGGTCTGGATTGTCGATGACGCCATCATCATCAGAATCAAAAAAGCCAACTTTCACTTTTCTTGTGTCATTGTATCCATCTGTGCCTGTAACATTGCCCACTATTTGCCAATCATAATCATATGTGAGACTTGTTGCAAAATCAGGCCCTGTGTTACTTTTAACAATTCTTATTTTGTCCTTTATTGTTGTGCCTGTTTTTGGATCAACAATTTTTGCATTTGGATCAAAATAAAACTTATTTTTTGTTGCTGACTCAAAAATGTATTCTGATGATCTATAAGTCACGGTGTAACTTACGCCATTTGTTTCAAACTTAAACAACCAACTATTATCTAGATTTGCACCGCTGGTGTCGCCCTGCTGACTAAGATCAAATGTACCACTGCCAAGGTTATCTTCGCTAACAATGGACCAAGTTTCACTGCTTGTATTATATGAAATACCAAAGTCTTTGTATTCAACAACATTGTCAATGATAGAATCTGATAGTGTAGCAGTAATATTATCAACAAAGTTTGGTATTATTTCGCTTAATATGCCAGCTGTAGGAACAAGATCATTTAAAACTATTGGTCCTGTGCCATCTGACAAGTTTCCCAGTCCACCATTTGATCCATCTCCATCAACTGATACAACTTTACTCCAAATAACATCAGCAGATCCTGGATGCCCTCCTGCACCAGTCATCACTGTGCCAGACTGTGGCATAAAGTGTGATCCGGACACTGGTGTAAATTTTAATAACGCTCCTTTTGTGACAAATTTTAAATTTGTTGTTACGCTTGTGCCAACACTCACCGGGCCAGTGTCTTTAAAATAACCAGTCACTTGATTAGTGGTTTGTGTGCTTTTGTTCCATGTAATTGATGCTGGTGCTGTAATACGTCCATAATTTTTATAATAGTATTGTTTCAATGCAGGCGATGTAAATGCATCTGCCAGTGTGGTGTTTATTATTTTTTCAACATCATCCCTAGTTGTGAATTGGAAATCAAAAGTTTGTGTGCCTTCTTCTTGATATAGATAACCATCATCTGATACAACATTTACTGGAGAATAAACTCCTGTTGGATCTAACACATCTAAAAATCTTGACACGCCAGAAGAAGATCTAACTTGTGATTTAACTTTTGCAATAGATTGGTTTTTTGTCAAAGGCAAAATTTGATAGTCTTCTGCAGATATAGCTCTATCGTTTGTGTAATAACTTTGAGGGGCTTGTGTTTTGATTTCTTGTACAGACTGCGATCTTGCGGCGTTAGTTACACTACTTTGTAAACTTGCGGAAAAAGTAAGTGTGTTGGTTTGTCCATTTTTGCTGACATAATCTAAGGACACTTGTATGTTCTGCATGTCTGTGGTGTTAATATTGTAGGTCAAACCATTGCTTTGTCGGAAATAACATCTAAAGTTTCCTTGTGGCAAGGTGCCATATACTCCATCTGAAAACACAAGATCGATTTGATCGTTTGTCTTGGTTACAACTGCAAATTGGTTCAATATGTTGTTTGCTAATTGATTGTAAATTATGTTGTTGCCTACAATGGCAGGAACTTTGGTCCAACGTTGATCTATGATTCCATTTTGATCAAGTTTGTATAAAAACACATCATCGTTATTAATATTGTTTTCTTGAATAGACACCACTGTGTTCGGCGCTGTGTTGGTGATACTAAAATCCTGAGAATTAAGTGATCCTTGCCTGAAATGGAAAAAGTATCCTGTGTTGTTTGATCCAAAACCTCTTGTGTCATTTCTGTATAGTAATGTGATGGAGTTGCCAGGAATTGGTGCTTCTTCATATATGAAACTTTCATTTGCAAATGAACAAGGAACTATTTCGAAAGGCATGTTGATGCCATTTATGTTTTCACTGAAGGGAACAATTGGCACATCAAGATTAGCCCCATTTATTCGGTATAGTTGTGATGCAATGCCAGATATGGTTGCACTAAGTTCTGGCTTGTTTATAAACTGGTTTCTTGGCAGTGCGGCATTAAGCACTGCATTAAATTGATCTTCCCAATTGTCGTTTGTAAGATCGTTCCAAAGTATAGGAGTATTGGCTATGTTCTGTCCATTGGAATCAAAAACATCTTGTGTTGTTGTAACAGATAAAATTTTTAAAAAGCCTGATCCTGCTGTGTTACGCTGTGACTGATATGATATCAATCTTGCAAGACGTAACACTGATTCTTTACGTTCAGCAAGATCAATAAAATTTTCCCTTGCATTTAGATCAACCCTGTATGAAATAGATTGTGCCACGTAGGCAATCATGTCAATGAGTGCCACATACTCTGAAGATTCTATAAAGTCATTGAAGGACTCTGGGTAATTCAACTGTAGGTAATCAATAAGTGTACGTCTTATGGTGTCAAAGTCATATGACTTGAAGTCAGCTTGTTTAAAAGTCCTGTACAGTTTTTGCCACACTGTGTTGGCCAATAGAGTATTTTGTCTCGTGGTGGATGCCATATTGAATATTTATAGCAATCTAAATATGACTACTTAATAACTTCCGGAGGAAGCACTGAAAAATTGTCCCGGGCCTTGCAATAAACCTTGTTCGGAATCGAATAGCAGATTGATGGTCTCACCAATAGCGTAACCAATGTATAAAACAGTCATTTTTACAGACAACCCTTGTTCAAATTCTTGCACTTCAATTTGATCGAGTGTGACTCGAGGATCATAGTTTACAACTGATTCAACATCACTAATTACAGCGTTTTTTGTTTCATCATCCAATGGATCGAACAGATAGTTCCATATGTCGGTGCCAAATTCTGGATTTTCTAACTTTTCCCCCTTTCGGATGTTGAAATGATTTAATAGATCCTGTTTTACCAATTCAATATCATACAACTTGGAGTCCAAAAATTCTCTGCCCTGTGTAGAAAATCCTTTAAACACCTGCGATGCTTGTGTGGTTCTTGTTGTACGTTTGTTATCTTTGTAAGATATTACTGCCATTTTTTATATTTAACCTGCAAATACATCAGTGCTTCCAGTGGCCGCATCACCACAGGTTGCTAAATCTCCAGCGTTACACACTGCTTTTTCATCAACAAATATTCTAGTTGAACCAGCAACCATTGTTGCGGCATTGTGTGGTGATATGCCATGTGATGCCACTGCATCACCATTTACAATTACTTCTTCTCCGTTGGCAAACACTTTGGTCTGACTTGGAATAAGATCTCCAACTGCTGTATCGTTGTCTCTGCAGATGCCTGGCATTATCCTAAAAACCTTTGATCTGCTTGTTCTCTATCTGTAAGTAATGGTTTGGTGTTTGCTGGCTTATTTTCATGTTCGCGATATGGCTCGTTCGTTGGCACACGTTTTGTTATAGATTGTGTTGTGTCACTGTCAGTAATATCATATGTAGTAAGTGCAGATAGGACAGAACTGGTCACTTTGCCCTCAGTATTAAAATGTATTTCATTGGTAGTGTTGACTAAAAAGTCATTGGTAGCAAATGTTTTTATATCTTTTGCACGAATAAGACCATCTGACCCAATGAACAGTTCGGTATTGGCTGCAGATTCGATTCGCACTCTCCCAGTTGTAGCACTGGCAGTGGAGTTCACCAGTGTGTCACCTGTGTTTTGTCCTGTGGCTTTGATGTTTACATTTCTGCCTGCTTCCATGTTTAGATCGCGTTCCGCTCTCAAATTGAAATCATTTTCTGTGTGTATGCTTACACTATCTTTGGCATAGATATCAATTTTTCCATTTTTGGAAAATTCCATCCATGCTGTGCCGTCATTGTTTATGATGTACACAAGTCCTTCAGTGTTGTGCAACAACAACTGTGCTCCGGATCTTGTTCGTAGTCTTATCATTTCATCTTTTATTTCTGTGACGTCTGTGTTGCCTTCACGTAACTTGGGAGTGCCGTCATCCATTACAAATGTGTTGCCTCCTAGTCTTGAATGTGCTACATTTTTAAAATCGAATTCGTTGCCAGAATCGTTGTAAATTTTTCCGTGTCTGTTGATAGATTCCCTTTTTACTGTTTTTTGTCCTTCAAAATCAATCGGACCAGGAGTCGATATGCCAAACACCTGTGATGGCGTTTCTCGCCTGGCTGAAGAGGATGTTACTCCTCTAACGTCATCTGTGATCAATCCTTGGGACACAAGTGTGTCAGTTTCTGGGACATGCACTGGTCTGACAGTAAATTTAGTGTCTTCTCTTGCCCTTGTGTTTGGCGCAACATCTGATGACTCGGCTTTGCGTTGTGCTTCAGCTACAGGCACACTGTTAAAATCCGCACTGTATTTGGTTTCTTCATTGTCATCAATAAAGTTTGTACTTGATGCTTTGCCTGGAGTCATGTTGTTCATGTAGTCATCAAACACACAACCTATCCAATATGCATCATTTACATTTCCGTTGGCAAACATCACAAGCACTTTAGTGTTAATATCAGGTGGCACCATCCAAAAGCCATAGGACTTCTGCGTGTTGGAAAATTTTTTTGGATCTTTGCTTGTGTCCTGCAGTGGAGTCTGTCCTGCAAAAGGAGAACAATATGAACATGGCACCGTTTGTGCTGATTGTTTTTTAGATGCCTCATCATATGCACCATGCAGTGCCGGAATATGCACAAACAGTCTGCCCATCCTATTGACGTCTGTTGGATTTTTAACATAGCCAACATAAGGACCAGGAAACTGTCTAATGCTTTGTTCTATATCACTAACTTTTTTTGTTCTGTTTTCTGCCATTTTTAATTGTTTGGTATTCTTGGATTTACCCTATTCCTAGTGCCTATTGTTTCAACGGTTATTTTAGGTACAGGCAATCTATCTAGGAAATTTGGTCCTTCCTCAAATTCACCACCTATACCTAAACTCACATTTCCTGTTGTGTTGCTGGCATCAACATCTTGTCCAGCAGTATCACTTGTTTCTCCCAAATAATTTCCTGTTGTTGTTTGTTCACTAATACTTTCTCTTTCTGCATCTGTTGGTTGATGTCTCATTCTCACCATTTGTAAAACATTTGTAAACAATCCACCAGCAAATCTTGATTCACATATGAACACTTTGTATTGCCCTTCGAAAAATGCCGCATCAGCAATTTTGAATAGTCCTGTTTTGTCGTCAAGATCAGTTGGTGTCTTGAAATTAACTTTGACATACACTTCATATTCATCTGTTGTAACAGCTCCAAATCTATCTATGCATGGAGAATCTTGTAAATATGAATCCTGATAAGATTCATTTAAAACACTTTTTTGTTCAATCCACACAGGATCTCCAAGTATTTCCATCTGTGTGACCAACAAATCTGCAGAAGGATCCTGTATCACCTGTTCGAATATTGTGGCCACTTCACCATTGACTGTGTTTAGATCAGCGATAAAGCCATCTTTTGATGTTCGTGTTGCTTCTGTTGTAACTTGTGATGTGCCAATGCCAGTTTGTCCTGTAGTGTCTTCTTCAACTGCCTCTCCTGCACTTTCACCAGACACAGCATCGTTGGATTGACCTTCACCAGACTGTTTGAGATATGGAATAGCTTGATAGAAGCCAAATCTGTATATGACATTGAAATCTAATATGTCTTTGTTTTTGCCAGTGTACAAATAATTGTACTCACGGACAGGAAGTACATTGCTCATGTCAGATGTTTGTGCGTCTTTTTTAAAATAATTTTCGCTGACTTTGAATGGCCTTAATATCCAGAAAAATTTATATCTTGGTCTGTTGCCACCGCCACCGCCAGTGGTGGATAATATTTCCAATCTAGTTTTTGTTCTGAGTGCTTGTAAAAATTTGTTTTTTGCAATTGGTTGTCCATCTTGGTCAAATTGGCTTCTATAGAATTCGCTCTCACGAACCAGTGCTTCTATAAAAGCTTGAATTGATGTGCCTCTTGGCACACTGATCATTCTGCCACTTCTATTAGGGGGACCTGCTTCAACATTTGATATGTTCAATACGTTGGACGATGCTGATTGTTGATCATATGGAATTTTTGAATTAATAATTGCACTGGCGGATTCTGATCTTGCAAATTCATACTCATCTGGTTGGTCAATACGTTTTTGTTCTGCCAATGTTTGTAGCGTGTTGTTGTATTGTTCAAAAAAGTTTTCAAGCACATCACCCACAGTGTCTCCGGACACTGTGATTTGTTCTTGTGTGACGCCATGTACTTCTGTAAGACCCAAATAGGTTGCTGGCACACATTGCAATTGATATGTTGTTACTCCTGCTTCCACACGCATTTCCACTGCATAAATGTGTATTGGTATGATACGCGAACTAAATCCAACAGGCTCACTAGCAGGATTGCCTGCATCATTAACACCCTTGAACTCAATGTTTAATTTGTAAACTGCTTTAAGATGATTGTCATATCCTAAACTTTTAGATGCTATAATTAAAGCATCAATAAAAGATGTGCCAAATGGTTCTGTAACTTCAAATGTAACTTGATATACACTTCCGGATTTTCCTTCATTTGTAGGAGATACAGTATTTGTAACGGCCAAATTGTCAATGTAGTAATCGTTGCCAAGCACTCCGGCGCCTTGACGACCCTTACCACCACTTTTAGCAATTAGTATTTCACTTGCATTACCGTTAGTGTTAAAATCTGTCCTACTAATACAACTGAGAGATAGTATGTAGTTTATTGGTTCAAAGTCATGCAAAGGATTTTGCCTTGGAGGGGCATCTACATTTGGTTGATAATTGCTTGAAGACTCACTGGCCAGCACTGTGCCAAATGGCGCAAAGTTGCTCTGGGGAGCTCCTGTCTGTTGAATTAAACTATTTTTTCTGTTTATTTGCTCAATGTCATCCAACACCAACCTTATATCTGATGGTTGACTATCATCACCAGTGTTACGTAAAAATTTAGTATCACGCACTGACTCTTTCTTGGTTTGTTCAGCAGTGTTTTTAAAGTTTTGGAAATTTATAAGTCTATTGTAAGACATCTATTATATCCCCAAATATGTTGCTAGTGTAGTTTTTTTTGGAATACGTATTTGGGTGCCTGCTGTGAAATCATATATAGGATCTGTAATTACATCCATGTTTCGATGAATGAACACCCACCATAGTTTTGCTGTACCATAAAGATCGAAAGCGAGGAGGTCAGGACGTCTTTCGTAAAAAGAATCTATTTCATATAGGATATCATCTGCTTCAAAGGCAAAAAGTCTTTTACTCAATAGGCCAAGTGTCTCAGTGCCTTGTCCTGTTGTGTAATATGGAGATGTTTTTGCGTATTGAGCCATTAGATGAATCCTTCATTCCTAGTAAGTTTGCCAGATGCAAAGTCCTTGAGGTTGAATCTGGAGACTTTGTTTCTTGAGTACACTGGCACCACTGTAATAGATATCAGAGAGTCGGTTGGCACATAGTTTATTGATCCAGCACTCTCTTTTGCCAAGGTTGGATTGGGTGATCCTAAAATGGCATTTCTTTGTCCTGGAGATATATCAGGCCTGTTGAGTTCCTCTGGTGCGTATCTGTTTGCCGCACCGAATCGGCCTGTGCCTACTCTTACATTTGATTCACTGCCTGTTGGCACACTGACTCCAATGTAATCCAC